AATGTTCCTTCAATGTATAATTTTTTCTTACCATTTTTTTCTTCTGTAAGAAATTTTACATTTTCTATAGTTTCTGTTATGAGTTTCATATTACATTCCTTCTAATGCAGGATCGTAAGTTGCTTGTTTAGTGATTTCAAATACAGCTGTACCGCCTGTTGTAACCGTGATTGAGATGTTACCAGTTGCATTGTTAGCTAACGCATATCCTAATTCATCAAAGTGCATTTCACCCGAATTAAAGAGTGTTGCAACAACTGTAGCGCCTCTACTAATTGCAATGTTACCATTTGTTGTCCATAAAATCTTCTTAAATGAAGCCTCTGTTACTGTTTCAGCCACAGATGATTCTAAATCAGAAAGAGCTACTGTGGTTGTACCAGCGCCAGTTATTCTCAAAATTGAAGAGCTGTGTACTCTATTTGTTAATTCGTATGCCATATTATTTCAATCCTATTTTAATCCTAATGAACTTCTTCTACGCATTGACATTCTTCTTTTAATCAAAGAACGGCGCAATTTAGCTCTTCTTGTTGTTTTCCATGCACGCTTTAATAAACGAGCCTTTCTTAATCTAACAGTGGCTGGAACCCTTCTTACCGTATTGCCTGATATTCTATATCCTTTAATAGCAGACCGTCTTCTATTTTTTTGAACAGTAATACGGCCTTTTGCATTTCTTCGAATTCTTTTACGAATCTTTTTAATACGCCCCATACGAATAATGTTTGGATTGCGTTTATAAGCTTCCTCTAATTCTTCTTTATCTATTTCGCCAGCAGCTACATATTTTTTAGCTTCATCAAGATATTTTGCAGACAGTTCATTTAAACGAGCAATAATCTTTTCTTTAGCTTCGTTTAATTTATTATCTAATAACGAATCTATAATGCTCATTTTTTAGCATGAGCCTTAAATGCAAAATCTGAAGCCTTCATAAAATGTTCTGGACTTTTATGTGCCAAATCTGCATATTTTTGTTTGTTCTCGGGTTTTAATGCCTTGTGAACATTTGTCATAGCTGATGCTGTATAATGGTCAACCTTTCGTGTTTGTCCATTTGCAAACTTTACACTCTTAGATTGTTTATTTTTAACAATAGAGTGTAATTGATCCATTACGCTTTCTTCTAATACAGCACTATTTATGTCATTTTTGTCTTCGGCTTGTATAGGAGTTTCAAATCCTTTAGCACTATAAGGAACAGTAAAATATCTATCAAGTTTTGCATTGTAATATAAAGCAACTTTCATGCCATTTGGATAAGGTCTAAATGATTTTCTTTTTAGAAGCAATACAAATGGTGGATCAGTTGGACCTTTTTTATCTTTTGCTTCAATAATAGGTTCTGTTTCAATTGAATCTACTTCTTCTCTTACCGCACGGCGAGTTCTTTGAAACATTTGTTGATTGTCTGTTAAAAGACCAACCATTTTATTAAATAAATCTTGTAGAAGCCTTCTTTCGGTTGGATTAAATACAGGTCTTTCTTCTTTCATCTTTTCTAAGATGCGATGCAGCCTTTGTATTTTAGTTTTATCCGCTAAACCAGCACGAACAAGAATATCGAACTTTTTAATGTCGATATCTTCGTTAAGAAACATCTGTTCTATATTTTTAAAATCGTCTAAAGTTTTCATTTAATCTCTTAATTTAAACTTCATAGTCTGTATCAAGGTCTTCACCCTCATTCTCAGAATCTTCAACTGGTGTTTCTGCTGGATCCTGAACTTCAACATCTAAGTCTTCTTCTGAATTTTCTGGATATTCTTCACCAGAAGCAAATAAATTTTTTGCAATATCTTGTTTTTTTGTTTCTAAAGCACCAAATGCTTTTTGTGACAAAATATTATGCAAACTATCTTTAGCATCAGAACTTTGAGCCGCTGCTATTTGATTTACTACATCAACAATATCTACCATAATAATTCTCCTAGTTTCTATTTATACCACCAAACTTAATTACATCGTTATCAAGTTCGGGTGTTTCTGATTCTGTATTAGAATTCTCTTGTGTATTATCTTCTGGTGGATACTGATTAGGATCAGCTTCACTTTGTCCAAATTGAACACCAGATTCTTGTTCATCTTCTATTTCTTTTTCCATTGATTCAATGTCTTCTGTTGACATTTGAAGAATGTTTTTCTTAACCCAACCGGTTGAATAATAACGACCAATATATGGGTCAACAATATTAAGAAGATTGATTCTTTCACGAAGCAGTTCAGCTTCTTTTAATTCTGTAAAGTTGTTGTCTTTAAGGTAATCATAATATATTGATTCTTGAAATTTATTCCATTCTTCAAGCGAACATATACCCTTTAAAACCAATTGTATTTTAAGTGCATTATCAAATATTTGTGAGAACTTATTTCTCAATCTGGTAATAAATTTACCAAATTTAACCTCATCTCTTGTTACTTCTGTTGAACGACCTAGACCAATCATACCGCCTTGCTGGGGTTCTAAACGAGAAATAGGAACACTCAAAGATTGTAATAGTTTATTTCTAAAATATTTTACATCTTCCAATTCGCCAAGATTTTGTCCTGCTGGTAAAGTAGTAATCTCTGTACCTTTGCCGCCTTCTCGTCTTGGTAACCAAAAGTCCTCTAACATTGACATGTGTTTTCTATCATCTCTTAACTCACCAGTGGAAGCATCATAAACCATTTTGTTACGATATTTAAGCATCACATCTCTTAAATATTGTTCAGCTTTGCCTTTTGGTAGGTTACCAACATCGATGTAGAATATTCGTCTTTCAGGCGCTCTTGATAATCTGTAAATAACAATAGCATCTTCAATCATTCTTAGCTGATTGAGCGGCTTAATAGCCTTATGTAAATAAGAAATAACAAATGTATTCTTAGCATCCATTAGTCCAGAATTCACATTAATAATTGATTCTGGTGCAATTCTTAACCCTTGATTTAAACTTGCCCCATATGATTGAGTTGATTGTCCTTTTTCATTATAGACATAATACTCAGCCAACGATTTAATAATTAAAGCGCCAGTTTTTGGGTCTTTATCTTTTTTAATTTCACGAACTTTTCTTATTTTGCGAGGGTCAATATATCTTAATTCTTTAATGCCTTCTTTAGGTCTTGATTCATCAACAACAACGTGATAGTAAATTCGACCATCAATATACCATCTTTTAAATAAATCATCAGCAAGATTATTGAAGTTTAACATTCTTAATACATTGTTAAATTCTTCTCGTATTTTTTTCTTGATTGAGTCTGGTTGTTGAAGATTGTCTAATCGAATATCAACAGATTTGCCTGATTCGTCATGTGTGATTGACTCATTTACAATGTCATCAATCGCCATTTCAAGCTCTGGATGATTTGACATTTCTCGATATCGAGTAATGAGTTCAATTTCATTACGAACTGAACCTTCCAAATCAACATATGTTCCATAATAAGCGTTTTGTGTAACGGTAACTGCACCGTCATCCATTGCCTCATTTGGAAGAGTAAAAGAAGGCTGGTCAGGAGATTGTATGTCTACAACGTCTTTTTTGCCTAGAGTGAATCCGAATAGTTTAATCGCCATAATAATTTATCATCCTATAAAAAAATAGAGATGGGGTAGAACCCCATCCTATTACACAACACCGTCTTCGATTGATTCCCACCATTGATAAGATAAAGTAACTGCAAATTCTTCCATTGTATCATTTGCACCCCAATCTACATCAATAGGTGTAATATCAGAAGGAAACAAACCAACAAACCTATATCTTTTTAGGTTATTGCCTGCTTTACCATATTGAGTTACTTCACCATCAACGGTGTAACCGCCTGGTGAAAGAGCCACTGGATTTCTTACATTAAGATTGTGACTGTTGATGCCGTTCATCCATCTTTCGAAGGCGTTACGAACAACAAAGTCCTCATCATTAATCACAGAAATTGTCCAATCTGCGAAAGTTCTATTACCCACAAACTTTAATTCACGACCAAAGTATTGAACTGGAACAACACCAAGTGTAGCACCTGGTAATTGAGCAGTTTTACACATGAACGTGAGTTTTGTTTGAGCGTTCCCTGGTCCAGAGAACGCAGGGAAAGGCATAGAAACTTCAAACAGATTAGGACGAGCACCGTCTCCAACCATTTGACTTCTAAATTCGTTTACATTAAATGCCATTTTTTTCTCCTGTTTTCTCTATTTATTAGAACTGTCCAACAACTTCATCAAATGAGACACCTGTTCTCACTGCAACAAAGTTGAGTTGAATAAAGTTAATAGACCGTGCAGGTTTGATATAAATGTCACCAATAAATTCGTTTCTATCAATAACCTCACCTGTATTGTTTGATTCATCACAAACAACACGGAAGTCAGTGATACCACGGCGACCTTGAATATCTCTCAAATATGGTTCAACAAGGTTTACAAATTGAGCTCTTGTAAACTGGTCATTGAATTCAAACATTGAAAAACGAGCAGCACGAGCAATTGCTTTCTCTAAAACTATGAATAATCGGCGAACATTAATTCTATCAAACGCTGATGGTTTAGATAACATTGTTTTGTCGCCAAATAATTGCGTACCTTCACCTTGGAATGTTACAACAGGATTAATACCTTTGACATAAAGGTCGTCTCTGTTTGTTTTTGTAGGATTCCATGCAAGTTTAAGAACATTTCTCATAATACCTCTATTTGGACCAGCAGGTGAGAACCATGGGTCTCTTTCGAGGTCTGTTCTTGCAGCTAAACCGGCAATGTCACCATTACAAGGTACCCAACGATATACATCGTTGTACTTGTCATACATGTATTTCCAGTTAGAATCAATAACAGCATATGAAGATGAGGTTAAACTGTTTCTATATGCCTTAACATCTGTTACTTCAGAACCAGCATTGTCAACAACATCTGCTTTTTCTGGTGATAAGAAGGCCACACAATCTTTTCTTGTTTCACACATTGTAATTAAGTCAGCTGCAACTGTTGCATCAGCAGGACCAGAAACAATCAAATTAACATCAACTGAGTCTGCGTTGTCATACTTGTCGTAAGCAGTAACCACATTAGCAGTAGATATTGTTCCATCAGCACCAGCAGCAAGTGAAACGGTTACATTAGATGTTAAGTTAGCATATGTTGTACCAGAAGAAGCTGAACCCCAATTGCTACCATCAGCTGCATGTGACATCCAGTGAATATATTTTGATTTATTTGCAATTACATTTTTATAATAGTTTGTATTGCCTGAGTCGTCTTTAGCGTCTGAGGCTTTAGATACAAAAGCATATTTTTCTAATACGGTTCCTTGTGTTCCTGTAAATTGACCATCTTCGTCAATAACAATAACATGGAGTTCGTCTCTTAAACCACCAGCACTAGATACATATGTTGATGTGCCTGGTGCATCTGTGAATTGTGAGGAATATGCCCAACCTGTATATGTGTTAGCGTCAGCAACTGATACTTTAAGTGAATTACCTAAAACGCCTGGATATCTAGATGCAAAAGTACCGTAAGTATTTGCGCCACCAGACCAGTTAGCTTCCCAATCATCATCATTTTTAATTATTACATTAGGTGAACCGTTTGCAGTAGCAGAATATGTATCTGCACCGTAAGCACGGACAACCTTTAAATTGTTA